TCCATAAAGCTGAGTCTGAATGATCTGTTGCTGTGTCGCGCCTTCTTTCCTGCGCGTTTCAATTTGCTTGGATGAGGTGGTTTTCCAATCCATCACGATTCCTCGGTTGACATCAAATAAGTCAATTGAACCTGACAGACCTGAACGAATGGTAACTCGTTGCTCTACTTCATACCCTTCAATCTTGCCAAAGACCTCTGCCAAGTAAGCATGAATTGCGGTTCCCACCTGGGCGCTCCAACTGCTGCTTCCACCTTCATTGATCTTTTCCCAATCAAGAAGTTTGTACGCAAGACGGCGTGAGCATTCATGCCCGATTTCAGATGGCCCGATGGCAATTTGCTTGGAGCGTGGCGACCATTGACCTGCCTTTGAAATAATCTCGGCGAGTTCATTAGCCAACACCTTTGAAGGTTTGTGCGGAGCAACAAAAGTCATTTAGTCCTCATCCTCATCATCTTCATATGGCGTAAAAGGTGGTTCATCGAGAAGTGGTGAGATAGGCGTGATGATGCTCATTGCTCACCACTTTCGACAACTGTAAAGCGGCGTGACATTGTTGGAACTTCAAGCAATTCAATGACTTGGAAAGGCAAGATTTCTCGTGCCTTCTTGACATCAAGTCGCCTTGATTCAACAAATGACCATCGGACAACCTCGTTGCCCTGATACATACCAACTTCAGCATCGCCCAATGCACTTTCAAGGTGCGAACGAGCTATGTCGGCAAGTTCTTGCCATTCTTTTATCTTGCTCAACGCTTCTTTGTATTGTTTGAGCCAAGAAGCAATGTCATCATCTAAGACAACACGCTTGTGTTCAATTTCAATGGTCACTTGTAATTCCCCCGAATCTTTTTCAGTACCAATTGAATTTTTGGAAGTGTGACCACGCATTGCATGGAGACACATGTCGCCTGTGGATATAAGCGAGAGTTGCCACGAGTTGTGACACCTTAGACTCAGAATGTTCCATTCCAAGATTGCGATAGGTAGAGTCAAGCAGTTGGCCGATGCCTTGAGCTGAACTCGTTGGGTTTTTTGCATCTTTCCAAGCTGATTCTTTGCCAATCAACCGAGAAAAACATTTGTATTGCTTAGTTGTAAGCAAATCACGAGCCACTTCCTTCGGATTTACCTGGGCAAGCGGTGGTCGCTCTGAATAGACAATGGATGCAGGAACTGCAATTTGTGGAGCGAATGCGGCATTGACAACCATTGATGTCAAACCACTCACGCTGATCATTATTGCAATCCCCCTGATAAGTCTTTTGTTTTGAGTTGTGATTGGAGTTCTCCTTTTGATTTCACCCCTGCTTTGCGAAGAACTTGCGTTGTGTACGAAAGGTCAACATTCAAAGCAATTGAGATTTCTTTTGGTGTTCTTCCTTGCAGATGAAGTCTGCGAATCGTCTCGGCTTTATTGATGCCGAACTTTTTGCGCCTTCTTTGAACATAAACTCCACGCTCCTTTGGTGTCGTTCCTGCCCAAATCCCGTGAGGGATGTTTTCTGCAAGTGCGTATTCCAAGCACTCCTTTCGTTCAATACAACTGCCGCAAATACTGCGAGCAATTGGGAGACTGTTTGCCTCTTCGACTTTTCCTTCAGGGAAGAAAATGTCGGGGTTTTCGATGTCACGGCATTGTGCCTGTAACAACAAAGGTAAAGTGGGGAAGAAGTATTCGAAATTCACTCCCTAGTTCCAAGCCATTGTTCTAAATCCTGAACAACCCATGACTTTTCAATGCCGGCATTTCGGCGCTTAATTATGACATAAGCAGGTGGAGTTTGTTCAAGACCACGAGCTACGGCGTAATTGTTTGCTTCTGTGATTGCTTCATCCCAAAAGGCAGGAAGTGTGATCGCCTTGCGGTTTTTCAACTCAAAGATGTAAGTCTTGTTTGCAACGACACAAACAATGTCACCTTCATCTTTGCTTCCTGCCTTTGTTAGTCGCTCGGCGCTGACCCCTCGTTCTCTCAGCCACTTCATTACTGAAGTTTCAAAGAGTGCGCCTTTTCGACCATTGGGATTTGCCAACTTACTTCACCAACTCCAATTTTGTCGCCAAAGGCTGCGAACGCATAGCGCGTGCATACTTGACGGCGGTGATGAGTTGTTCAGCCAAAGTAAGTGCCTCGCTTTCGCTTACGCTTGCGAGTTTGATAGCAAGATCAGGAACGGCTGACCTTGCTTTGTCCATCAATCGAGCTGATTCAATTGACTTCAAATCTAAGCCACTCAATGCGTTGATTGCTTGGATTGACCCCATTGGAACCTGGGTGACGACATCCTCAATCAAATCGCAGTTGGCATCTCTTTCTTCTAAATATATGACCACATCGCCATTGAGGGCATTGTGAACCGAAAATAGGGGGTCGCGGTTGATCAATAACCCCACCCACCCTCTGAGTGTGTAATCTGTGCGGTGAACCTGTCCTCAAGGGCTAAAAGCCCCCACACAACCCCTGTGATGGCGATTGCCGCCCCAATAAGTACCAAAAGCATCATTCATCCCCCTCTCCTTTGGAATGCGCCAATGGTGACATATAAGTTATCCACAGGGCAGTCCGACACCCGAAAGATTGTTTGTGTTGTGTATTGACATTCGTATGGATAAGAGTATCGTTCTTCTTGTAGGGGGAAAAGCTCCCACACGAAAGGAAAGCAAAATGTCAACAAGAGAAGAAGTAAGAGAAGAAGCATTAAAGTTATTTGATGCAGGAATTCCAAATGAGATTGAAGATTCATTTTACAAGTCAATGCTAAATGGACATCGTTGGGGATGGCATCAAACATCATTTTTGTTATGCCCTGCTTGCGAAAGAAAGGCAGGTGCATGATGACAAATCCATCAGTCAAGATTTATCCATACGCATCATTTTGTGACGATTCAAATTGTTGTGACTTTATGGGCAAGATTTGCACAGAATGTGGAGAACACATCAGAATCAAATCAAAAAAAGATAATTCAGTAATTAGACATTACGATTCAAAACATCCTGAAACAATCAAAGAATGGGTAGGTGCATAATGACAAGCAACGAATTTTTCACAAAGTATTACGGCGATCTTGTAGGTGCAACCATTCTTTCTTTCGATGGGATGCAAGATCAAGAAGATTTCGGTGATGGTTTTCCATCATTTACAGTCAAGTTCAAGGATGGCGAAATTGGTCAAATTCAAATTAGTCGAGACCCTGAAGGCAATGGTGGCGGTTTCATTTTCGGTTTGAATAGTGAGGTGGCAAACTAATGTTCACATATGCAGGAACTATTGCCTTTCAATCAGATACAGAATTGACACCTCAACAATTAAATCAAATCATCTTTGCGATTGAAGTTCAGATGCAAGAACCTGCCGATGCAGATGGCAATGATGAAGAATTTTCAACTAGCAATGTCATGGTTGCTTTAGAAAGCGTGGGTGCATAATGATCACAAAGCGCGGAAAGAAAGTGCGAGCAATTGCAATTGCAGTTGGAATCATTGTTATTTGGCAAGTTGCAAGCAATCTGTGGTGGGTTGGAATTGATGCACCCAATGCAGAGTTTCTTGGTTGGTGTTGGGGTTCAATGAGCGAATGTGTGGTGTTGTAATGGTCGGAAAGAAAATCAGGTCAGTCAGAGTCAGCGATCAAGTATGGGCGAAGGCGAAGGCGAAGGCACAGTCAGAAGGCAAGTCAGTTTCCGAAGTAATCGTTGACTTTTTGAAAGGATATATCAAATGACAAAAGCTACAACTGCCATTGCCTTTGCCGAAAGAGGATGGCACATCTTGCCTGTTGCTCCTTATCAAAAGACACCATTCTTTCCCATTGCAACTCATGGGTATAAGTCAGCGACAACTGACATTGAATGCATTGAGAAATGGTTCACTCGCGCACCGATGCTCAACATTGGTATCGCTTGCGCCCCTTCAAACTTAGTTGTCTTTGACATTGACTACCGCAACGGCGGAACAACTGAAGGTCTGAACTTAGACACATTCACAGTTGCAACAGGCGATGGGTTGCATCTGTATTACACCGCCCCTGCCGATGCCAAGTTCAAGGGCAAACTTCGTGAGGGCGTTGACATCAAGCACAATGGATATGTCGTAGGCGCAGGATCATTGCACGAATCAGGCAAGTTCTATGAGGTCGTCAAAGACATCCAACCTGCACCGATGATGGAGTGGATATGAGTTGGTTGAATGTGCTTGCAGTTCCGATTGTTGCACTCGTTGCAATGGGTTTTGGCAGGAAGCACATCTTTTGGTCAATCTGCGCCTTCTTCTTTGGTTTTTGGGTACTGATACCGCTTGTCTTGTTACCAAAGAAACAAAAAGCTGAACCTGAAATTCCAAAAATCTTCATCGCACTTGCAATCAATCATCACATCAAGAAGGAACTGAAAGGAATCAAATACCCATCCGATATTCTCTGAAAATGACAAAGAAATCCCCTTCACCATGACCGACCAATGGTGAAGGGGATTTCTTATTCGGCAAGCGCGAGAGCAATGCCTTCTTCAAGAGAAATTTTTGGTTCATATACTTGGAACATTTGAGTCGTACTTCCAACACGGTATTCAACGCCTATGGGCGCATCAAGATTGTTTTTGATAGGGGCAAGATAATTTGCTTGCAACATGACCATTTCTGCCAACTCAATGAATGAGGTTGGGCGACCTGTGCAGATATTCATGACACCCACATCATTGATCACGGCTGCAAAAGTAGCGCCAACAACATCGTCAATGTGAACGAAATCGCGCACCTGAGTTCCTCTGCCCCACACTTCAAATGGGTCTGCCTTGCGCTTGGCGCGTGCAATAAAGGATGGGAATGGGTAATCAAGTGCTTGATCTGAACCGTATCCGCTAAATGGTCGCAATACAGTTACCTTCAGACCTTCAGCTCTCGCATATGAGGCGAGCATTTCACCTGACAACTTTGCCCAACCATAGGTGAAGTCAGGTGTTCGAATATGTTCAAGATTGATGTCAATTTCGCGCAGTTTTTGCTGATATTGCAGTCTTTGCAAGAAGATTGGATAAGCCGCACTTGATGAGAAATAGACAATATGCTTCGGGCGAGTTCTCAGCGCCCATTGGAACATATCTGCATCTATGGCAAGGTCAGAGGCAACTGACAGAGGGTTCCCCTCAATAGTCATTCGCCCACCGACAATCGCCGCGAGATGAATCACAATGTCAAACTGTGTGTCATCTGTGGCGAAGAAATGTCGAACCTCTTTGCCATTTACTAGGTCAATGCCTGTGATGTCGTGGCGTTGTTTTGCAAGCGCACGATGAAATGCACGCCCAACAAAGCCGGCATCGCCTGTGATAAGAATTTTCATTATTGCCCCCACTCGTACAAGTATTTATCATCGCCCGATAAAGTCACAGATTTCTGTTGGTCAACGGTGAAGATAAACCTATCATTCTCGTCTAAAGCTGCACCAATATGACTTACCTGGTTGACAGGTTCAAGCAGATACGGCTTGCGAAGGGATTTGCCTTCAACGCCTGTTTCGTAGAACTCGTCATGAACAAAGCATGAGAATTGAATCCGTGGGTAAATCAGATTTCTCAGAAAGTCTTGGTCTTGGGTGTAATAGTCCGAAATCTCTGCGGATTCAATCAAGGTGCGGATGTCTTTGAACAAGGCAGATCGAACTGTGAACATACCTGCATTGATGGGGTAATTGTGACCAATAGGGTGATCTTTCATGATGTGGGCATCAAGACCTGAATCAATGAATTCCTCGTGTGCGTTAAGTTCACGCAAAGACAGACGAGCATCGGCATCACGGAAGGCAACAAAGTCATAATCTAGTTCACAGGCAAGAAATCGCCACAACTTGGCGGTGTGATCTTCAGGTGCATCTGTTTGAATAATCCGAACATTGGGAAACAGGCGAAGGGTTGAAACTACCCAGGAAGGCACCGATTGACCCACGAAGAAGATGAGGTCATATTCCTCATCCAAAATCTCTTGAGCAATGATGGCGTTTTTGATTGCCCCGACACAGTATCGAAGGTCTGACCCATACAAAGAAAAGGATATTGCCTGTTTCATTTGCGAAGTTTCTTCAGTAAGACCTCATATGCTTCTGATTCAATGTAATTTTTGTATGCAAGAGCATCGGCAGAATAAACTTCCTGTGCATTGACCTCACGATAGCCCTCATCCCATTCAGCTTTTCCTGCAACGGGGTGCATATGCTCAACAATCACATCTTCAAGATAAGTCAAAGAGCCTAAATCCTCGCCCAATTTCTTCCAAAAGTTGTCAAGGTAAAGATGCTTCATATTCGGTGGCACCATGCCATCAAGTGCGCCAACAATGTCTGATGTCATTGAGACCATCGTTGGAAGGCGCTTGCCTTGAAGTAGATCATTGCCGTAGGCAAGTGACGGTGCCTGTTGCAATGCCGCAATCAGTTTCACATCCCAATCGGCGGTGCGTGGGCGGTGGTCATCGCCAACGAAGGTGAAATACTTGTATTTATCTTGATACTTGCGTGCCACATAATTGAGTGGCTTTGCCATACCGCGAGAGTCATTGTTGCAGGTGATCACATAATCATCGCCTACTTCAAAGATGTATTCATCTGCCTTTGGGTCGTCATAGTCAACAATGAAGAGCAAGCGTGAGGCAGATGAAAGGTCATCGTGACAGGCTAAGAGTTCAACGGCATTTTGTGGTCGCCCACGAGTTGGAACAAGTGTGATCATTTCCATTTTGATTCAATCTCCCCTGCTATTGAGGCATATGCTGCCAAGTCTATGAATGAATCTTCGTGGTCAGGTGTCTCAATCAAGCGAGCTATTTTCACAAGACATAAACACAAAGCGACCTGTGAAGGTGTTATCTCAGTTTCAAGATACACGCTCCACAGGTCGGCGATGCGTTTGTGATTTACATACGGTGATCCATAGTTTTTTTGACGATCAGTATGTGTGAGGCGTTTTGCCTCATCTAAAATTTCCCCCCGGTTCATTTTTACTTGCTTCCTCTGCCAAATTCTGTTGACTTGGAATCAAGCGCCTTCAAGACAGGCCCGGCAACTGCTGCCAATCCTGCCACAAGGTAATTCTTCACAGGCTGATTTGGGTCTGCAAGATATAGAGCTGCAACGGCTGCTGCTGCTGCACGAAGATATGTCTTTGCAATTGCTTCAAGTTTTACTTTGTCAAACATCATTACTCCTTAAAGGTAGGCTTGCCGAATCCAACGATGAACACGGGCAAGGATGGCTTGAGTTTCCCACGATTGTTCTTCTTATAGGCGCGAACCTTACGGCAAACTTGACCGCCATTGCGCTGATCGCCCTTTTTATCAGGTGCCGTGTTGCCTTCAATTGTCACGACAGTTCCATCATCTCGAACCTGCAAGACGATGCCAACATGAGAGATTCGGTTGACATTATCTCCTGGGAAATCAAAGAACACTATGTCACCTGGCAGGGGCGTGGCAACCTCGGCATCTTCCCACTTGCCCTTTGCCTGAAAGGCTTGCGCCCCTGACGGGGTAAATGTGCAGTTGGGGATTGATGTCACTTTTGCTTTTTTAGCGCAGAAGTTGACGAAGGCACCACACCACGGTTGGTTTGCCTTTTGATAGTGAGTTTGATTTTCAGCAGGGCCTTCAATGAAGCCTTCTTCGCCTCGTGCCACATCAAGAAACTTATTGAGTTGAGCTGACATTGTTCTCCCCTTGTTTTGGTTTTGATTTGAGTCCATTTGCAGAGACTATCCCTGCCAAAGTTCCTGTGAGAAAGACAGTCAATGTTGCAACTAGGTCAATGAAGGCTGCATCGTTGGGTGCTTGCTTCATTGGTTGGGTGACAAATACCAATGCCCACAAAAGTGCAAACACCGATCCTGCAAATACGATTGCAAGCATGATT